ATCATGACATCTCGAACTGGTATCGGAACAGCAAAATCCATTGACAGAATTCTTTTAATCAATCCTGGCAGTGGATATATCGGAATACCCACTGTAACCGTGCCAGGCACTGGTATAGCAACCGCTGGCATTACGACTCTAGGTTCGGTAGGTATTGTTACAATTACCTCTGGAGGTTCTGGTTATACTACTACACCAAATGTTGCGATTTCTACCGCACCATCAGGAGGAACCGATGCAACTGCTGAGGCAGTCATGGTTGGTGGAACAGTCAGATCAGTGAGAATTAGTAATGCTGGTGCTGGATATACCGTTGCACCAACAATTACAATTGGTGCTGCAACATCTATTGGAGATGGTAATTATATATTCAACGAAACAGTTCAAGTATCTTCAGACTCATCAGAAACTGCAAGAGTCAAAGTATGGGATGCTGATTCTAGAACTCTTGATGTAAGTATGTTAACTAAGATGCAATTCCAAGTCGGTGAAAAAATTAAAGGGTTGGAATCTGGTGCAGAATATGTAATTCTATCTGTAAGTTATGATCAACCAAATGATTATCCTAATGAGGAGTTCAACGCAAATCAATATAATGATAATGCAAACTTTGAGACGGAGGCAGATGAAATTTTAGACTTCTCTGAGGGCAATCCGTTCGGAACATTCTAAATAGTTAGAAAGCTTTGATATGTTAGGTACTTACTTCTATCATGAAATATTAAGAAAGACAGTTATCGGTTTCGGAACTCTCTTTAATAATATTAACATTCGACATAAGGATGCGAGTGGAACAAGTTTTAGTGTCATGAAAGTGCCACTTGCTTATGGGCCAATGCAAAAGTTTTTGGCAAGAATTCAACAACAACCAGATTTAGAAAGAGAGATTGCAATAACTCTTCCAAGATTGTCCTTTGAAATGCAGGGAATACAATACGATCCAACTCGAAAGACTGGAATCGCACAAACTTTTCTTGCAAAAAATGGAACAACTGCAAAGAAAGTTTATATGCCTGTTCCATATAACGTTTCATTTGAACTTAGTATTATGTCTAAGTTAAGTGATGATGCATTACAAATATTAGAACAAATTGTTCCTTATTTTCAACCATCATTTAATATTACAATTAATTTGATTGATTCTATCGGTGAGAAAAAAGATATACCAATTGTTTTAGAAAGTATAAATCAAAGTGATCAATATGAAGGTAGTTTTGAAACTCGTAGAACTATTGTTTACACTTTAGGATTTACCGCAAAGACTTATCTATTCGGCCCTGTTGCAGATAATCCAGAGGGACTCATTAAGAAAGTTGATGTTGATTATTATGGTAGCACTAATACCAAAACTGCGAGAAGAGTTCAAAGATACAGCGCAACGCCAATTGCAAAACAAAATTATGATGATGATCAGGCAACAGTTCTTGATGGTGCAATATCTGAGAAGGTTACACAATTTAAAGTTAGTGCAACCACTGATCTTGCTGCAAATCAAAGAATTATCATTGATACTGAAATCATGTTTATCCGAAGTATTAGTGGTCAAAACGTGACTGTTTATCGTGCGTATGATAATACAATTGCTGCTAAACACGAACATAATGCAAGTATTGGTGTTCTCAGCACAGCTGATGATGCACAAATTGAGTTTGGTGATGATTTTGGATTTAATGAAACCTCATCATTCTTTACTGATGGGAAAAAATTTAGTCCATCTCAAGGCATAGACATCTAGGAGAATTATGAAAAATTTTGATTCTATCGAGGAAGCACTTAACGTTGATACAGAGGTCGTTGAAGATGAAAAAATTGAACCTCGAAAGAATCAACTTGAAAAATCAGATAAAAATGATTCTGATAAAGACTATGAATATAGTCGTGCTCAATTATATTCTCTTGTAGAAAAGGGTCAGGAGGCGGTGAATGGTATATTAGAATTAGCTCAGGAATCAGATTCTGCAAGAGCTTATGAAGTTGCTGCAACTACAATTAAAGCAGTTGCAGACACTACAGATAAACTTATTGACTTGCAACAGAAGATGAAGGATCTTGAACAAGATCCGAACAAAGGCCCTACCAATGTTACAAATGCATTATTTGTAGGATCAACAGCGGAGTTATCGAAATTAATCAAGAATCAAAATAAAGATGATAAATGAAATCTCCAGAACTCACAGAATTTTTTAGTCTTCTTGGAAAGGCCAAGAAAGAAAAGAAAGAGGAGTTTAATAATCTTCTCAAGGAAGCAGACATCAATCTTGATGCCTTAACTTCGACTGTGGTTTCTGGAATTAAGGAGGCAAAAGTAAATATAAAGAAACAAAAAAAGAAAGAGAAAAAATTAATTGAACAACTAGATTCGATAATTGATGTAATTGAAAATCCAAAAGAAGTTAAGGATATCACTGAACCAGCAGTCACTGTTGGAGTGCCTGAAGACTTTGATGTTTCAACATTAGAGATAGAGGACGCTGACGATAATCCATCATTTGAAATTATTGATATTATCAAACCAGAACCAATTAAGACACCAGAAATAAGTGATACTGTTGCACAAGCAATCAAGTTTATTGAAGAGACAAATATTAAAGAGGAGATTGAAAATTCCGATGAAACAAATATTGATGATCTTAAAGGAGAGATTAAACAAGTAAGAGATATATTATATAAAGTTCTTGCACATGGGCCAGGATCTGGTGAAGTTAATCTTCTAAAGCTTGATGATGTTGATGAAGACACCGCAAAGGTTGATGGTAAGTTTTTAAAATATGATTCTTCAAGTGGTAAGTTTGTAGGTGCAGATGCTAGTGGTGGTAGTGCAGAAAATATTGCATACACAGGAATTGTAACTGCTGCACAGTTCTCAGGATATAGTCATCTGATAGCACCATACGCATCAACCAAAACAATTACAGTTAAAGTTGCAAGTAAGGTTGATGGAGAACACAGATATTACGGATCAGGGAGTGGTCAAGGATATGTTTTAGATAATGTTCAATCTCCATTTTTAACATTAACGCCTGGCAGGACATATCGTTTCGATGTATCAGACAGTTCTAATAGTGGTCATCCGTTTAGATTTTATTATGACGCTGGAAAGACAACTCAATATACAACAGGAGTTACTGTAGGATCTGGTTATGTTGATTTAGAAGTCACAGATACAACACCAACAGTTTTACATTATCAGTGTTCATCTCATGGTTACATGGGAAATGCGATTCAGGTAAATTCAAATGTGGTTGATACACCTTCAGGTGGAACAGTTAGAGGAACACTCACTGCGACAGCTTTCTCAGGGCCACTTACAGGTAATGTTACAGGTAACGTAACTGGCGATGTCACAGGAGATCTAACAGGTGATGTCACAGGAGATTTGACAGGCAACGTCACAGGAGATATCACATCATCAGGTAACTCTCAATTCACTAACCGTCTTCAATTAAAAAGCACTGATAGCACACCAGCAAGATTAGATTTTTATTGTGAAGTAAGTAATGCACATTATCTTAGACTACAAGCGCCACCACATGCACAGTTCTCTGGTAATCCTACGGTTGTATTACCAAACTCAGCGGGAACACTATTACTATCTGATGGATCTGGTGCAAGTTTAACTAACTTAAATGCATCAAATATTTCATCAGGAACTATTAACGCTGCACGAGTGCCAACTCTTAATCAAGATACAACTGGTAATGCTGGGAGTGCAACGATACTTGAAAATGCAAGAACTATTGGTGGAGTATCATTTAACGGATCTGCAAATATAGATTTGCCTGGCGTAAATGCTGCTGGTAATCAAAACACAACTGGTAATGCATCTACATCTACTCTTGCCACTAACGCACAAGGACTAACAGGAACACCAAATATTACAGTTGGATCTATCATCGCATCATCTGGAACATTTAGTGGTAATGTCACTGTTGGTGGTGTCTTAACATATGAGGATGTAACAAACGTAGATTCGATTGGAATAGTCACCGCAAGAGCTGGTGTCTTGGTTGGTAGTGGTATCACACTTAGTAAAGATGGTGATGTATTTGCAACAGGTATCACAAGTTCAACTAAAGTTCATGTTGGTGTAGATACAGGAGTTTATGGTGAAGATTTAGTTGTAACTGGAGATGCCAGAGTTACTGGTATTTTGACAATTGGTACAGGTTCGATTGTTCTTGACCCAACTGCAAAACAACTTCGTGGTCTTGAAGAGATTGTTATTGGTATTGCAAACACAATCACAATCAAACAAGATAGTAAAGGTGAAATTGAATTTACAGACGCAGTTGGAACTCCAAAGTCTGTTGGAATTGGAACTACTGTATCCGTCAATACATCTGGTATTATTACTGCGTCAAGTTTTGTGGGTGGCTTTACGGGTGACTTAACGGGAACCGCATCAAACTCATCTAACTTAAACGGACAAGGTGCATCATTTTATTTAAATTATAATAACTTTGATAATACACCGACTATACCAACTAATAATAATCAACTTACAAACGGTGCTGCATTTGTCACCTCTTCGATTATAAATGCGTTGAATGCCAGTAATCTTTCGTCTGGAACAATACCAGATGCAAGATTCCCATCTACACTACCAGCGATATCTGGTGCAAACTTAACAGGTATTGCAGTTACTGATAATATTAGAACAAATACAAATGCAACCTTCCTACAGAATGTAAACGTATCTGGAACTACAACTGCGACAACATTCATTGGTGATTTGACTGGTGATGTAACTGGTGATGTAACTGGTGACGTTACAGGAACTGCATCAAACGCCACATTGGCAGTCAGTGCTCAAGGTTTAACAGGTTCTCCAAATATTACTGTTACTAATATTAACGCTGTTGATACAATCATTAGTGGTAACTTATCTGTTGCTGGAACGATTACATCTCTAGACCAGAATGATATCTCTGTAACTGGTATCATGACTGCATCTGCTGGTGTTGATCTTGGAGACCCAGGCGTTGTTACACTTTCAAGTGATACTTTAACAACGACATCTACAAGTGCAGATACAATCTCAAGTATCTCTGCAACAGTATTTCGTTCTGCAACTTTCCAAGTTCAAGTGACAAGAGGAACTCAATATCATATGACAACAATCAATGTGATTCATAACGGAACAGTTGCGTTTATGAGTGAATATGGAACAATTCGGACAGGTGCAGTTCTTGCTACATTTGATGCTGATATCAACAGTGGTAATCTACGACTTCGTGCAACACCTACGTCTGCCGATTCTACAGTCTTTAAATTATCGAAGACTACAATAAAAGTATAAATATATCTATGGAAACTAAGAAGCAGATTATTAATCTCATAAGGATTGTAATCTTATTTCAGTTAGGAATAGTAGGAACCACAATAGTTGGGTGTTTTACTCTTAAACAATGTGACTCTGATACTAAACAACATATTGCTAATATGATGACTGTTATAACTACTTCTACTTTTGCTTTATACGCTGCAGAAAAATAATGGCTAAAAAATGTCCCCCAGGCAAATACTATTGTTTCACTGATAAAAAGTGTAAAAAGATACCTCGTGGGTATCGAATAGGTGCTCGTGGTTATCTTGCAAGAGATACAAAAGATGATGACAACGAAACAAAGAAAAATGGTAACGGAAGTTCTAACGGAAATGGGAACGGCGGGAATGGCGCTGGAAATGGTAACGGTGGTTCTGGTGGTAATGGTGGTGGTAATGGCGG